GCAGAGAAATACCAATGGAGTTAAATGTTACGCAAGAAGAACAAAGAGTTGACATTGAAGAAATGCGTGATTCTCTTAGGGTTGCTGTTGCTCAGTATGCACAAGCTATTCCCGCACTTGCTGCCCAAGGTCAAGACCCATCTCAAATCATTACGAGAATTGCCGAAGTAATCCAAGGCAGACAAAAAGGTTTCCAGTTAGAAACTATTATAGAAAAAGCATTTGCACCAGAACCACAGCCAGTAGCACCAACAGCACCGGCACTTCCAGAACAATCTAGTATTCCAGCAGTAGGAACGGCCCCCGTTCCTGCCTCGCAGCCAACTGAACAACAACAAAGCGGAGAGGCCCCTGCTGCTGGACCTAGACCTGATATCGCACAACTACTCGCCTCTATTGGCGGAGCAGCATAACAAGGGAGGTGAATAATGAATAAGGGATCAAGAGCAGCAGCACCAGTGGCAAAGCCTGTAGAAGGTAAGAAAGACACATCAAAGCCAGCAGGTGGTAAAGTGTTTTTTGGTATTACACCACCAGGTCGCAAAGGAAACAAAGCGTAATTATTTTTACAGACGGGAGTACTGGGTGAACAACGATAACAATCTGAATCGCCCAGTACGACTGTCCGATTATTTAGTAATAGCATCAGGATTCTTTTTAAATTTAACATCAGTGGTAGAAGCACTTGCAGATGATCTACACCAATTAGCTATCTATCATTCAACTCAGAAGAGCCAAGAAGAAAAAGTTTGGCAACAATTTTCGCAAGACTTAGAAACTTTAAAGGAGGAATAATGGCAAGAGGTCCATTAGCTGGCGCATCAGGCCCAGGCAAATACTCCAAAAGAACAGATATGAGTTTAGGTTCAACATCATACGGAGAAGGTGGCGAAACTGCTGCACTTAATACAGCAGCGCCAAAAGCAAAGACTCGTGGTATTGCAGATAATGTAGGTGGCAGACCTGCTAATCCAATGGCACAAACACCAGTAACTCCATTGTTTGCTCCATCACAACGCCCAGAAGAACCTATTACTAATGGTATTGATATGGGTGCTGGCGCAGGATCAGAAGCACTTGCTATGCGCCAACCAGATGACACAAATTTTAGAGCAGCAATTTCATCTTATATGCCAGTACTTGCTTACATTTCAGATCTACCTAATACATCACCAGAAACTCGCAAAGCTATTAGACAATTAAAGGATCAGTTGTGAGTGTATGGAACAGAATCGGTGATATAGCATCTAATGCTGCAAAGGGTACATTTAATTTTGCAGGAGATGTAGTAGGTTCAGTAGGTGGAGTAGCAAAATTTGCTTGGGATGTAGGTACTGCTCCTTGGAATGATGCTGAAGAGTATAATGGATTTGTTCAACCATTTAAAACTGCTGCTGCTAAAGAGGGCGAAAATATAGTTAAACCATTGGCAACTGCTGGTGGTGCTATTATGAAAGTTCCTGGTTTAGCTCCAGCACTTGAAGGTTTATATAAAGTAAATCAAGAAGCAATTAGAGAACCATTATCTACATACTTTTTAATGCAAGGTCAAGTATCAGGTGGTAAAGCAAGTTTTTTTAATCCTGATGATTGGAAGAGAGCCTACAAAGGCGCACAAGAAATAGATTTTGGTAAGGCACTTTTTTCTGGTACTGTTGCAGCAAGTAGATTATCTTATGATCCACAATTTAATATTTATGATCCAAGAGAAAGAGAAGCCGCATATAAAAGCGGTATGTTTAGTGCTTTAGAAAAAGCGGGAAACATTGGTATTCAATTATTTGGTGATGTTTCACTAGGTGCTGCTAAAGGTGTTAAGGTATTAAAAGAAAGCAAACTTGGTACTGGTAAATTAAAGAACGAAGATATAATAGCCAAAGCTGCAGAAGATATTACTAAGGCTCAATACGGTGTAAATAATCGTTTTACTAAAGTACTAAAAGATTTTACAGATAATAACTCAACCTATGCTCTATCTCATCCTATGGTTAAATCTTCATCTAACCCAGGACTACTTGCCCACCTACTAGGTGATTCAATAGATATAGATGAGACTGCGCTTATTCTTCGTTCAGCACTTGGTGATCCTAAGGCTATGGATGATCTACGTCTACAAAGGGCCTACATTACTGACGCTTTAGAAGCAGAGCGCGGTAAGTTATCAGCAGTAGATGAGTTTAAGTTATTCTCAGCCCCTGATGGTTCAGGTATGCTTCCATTTTTAAATGACAACAAAGCAGTAGTAGATGAGGCATTAGCTAACTACAGATCTTTAGCAGCAAATGATAAATACTTTGCTGATCTAATGGAGGTTGGTAAAGCTGGCGGTTCATTAACTCGCACTACTGGTAAGGTATTACAGGGTGCAGAAGATTTTGTTGCTAAGTCTAGATCACTTAAATTTTATGATCAAACAGTAGGGGCTTCTAAGGTTGAGGTATTTCAGCCTACTCCGTTTCACCGTTTATATCAGAAGGTATCTTGGGCAGCAGGAGAGCGCCCAGCAGGATTGGTAGATTTTAACGACCCAGATTCTTACAGAGAAGTTATTGCTAACGTTTCCAGATTAGAAAAAAGACTTAATCTAACACCAGACGAGAGCAAGGCCTTAGTAGATCCATATCTAGCAGCATCTACACCAGAAGCAAAATACACAGCAACTTTAAATCTTGAAGGCACTGGCCTAAGAGCACTTGCTAAAAAATATAATGTTAGCGAGGAAGTAGCCACAGATCTTTATAATAACTATAAAGGTGCTAGAACCTCAGCATTAAAGTCTATTAAAGACAAAGGTTTTATGGTAGATACTGATGGCTCTATTATTAAAGTTCCACAGTTAGAATCACAAACTGCCAACTTCTTGCCTATAATGGACTTTGATTTAATGGATGATATGTTAAAGCGCAATGCTAGACAAATCAACCTACTTGGTAATACCAAAAATGCGGTATTTAATTCATTAGATTTTGTTCAGGATATGTTTAAAGCAGCAGTTCTATTACGTCTAGGTTATACCATTCGTAATACTGTAGATTCATCTTTGCGTATTGCCGCTTCTATTGGAGCATATGCTCAACTACGCCATTTAGGTCCTGGTCTTAAAAATGTTATATACGATAAGATATCTACACCTGCTCGTTTAGTTGATAAGTATAGAGCAGTAGATGCTGGTCTAACTTTTAGACAAGTTCAAAAATTAAACACTAAAGTTATAAATGAACTGAATGAATTAAAGGCTGGCATATCAGCACTAGAGGCTAAGGTATCTTTAAACCCAGATGATATAGATCTTGCTGGTGAACTTAATACCTTTAAACTTTTACAAGAAGAAAAACAAGCTATATACCAGCATTACTCAACTGTGCTTAATAAATCTAAAAATATAAAGCCAGATCAAACCATTGGTAGTGGATCATATAATGTAACCACATCTGATGGTCAAAAATACATTCTTGATGATGCTTTTGGTGGACCACTAGGCGATATGTTTAAGCGTATTGCATCTTCTGGTAATTCTTTTGAGCGTATGGTTGATAGCAACACAGATCTATACAAAACAAAACTATCATCTAAAGGTATTGGTGCTGTAAAGCCTACCGATCCTGGGTATTTTGACCAATGGGCGCAGACACTACGCACACAGTTTGGTAACTCAGTAGTAGTAAAGAAAATTATTGCCGGAGAATCTCTTGAAGATATTTCTCTTTGGCTTAGAAACACACCAGATGGTCGTGATCTACGCCGTAGACTAGCCATCTCTTCAGATGATTCAACTGAGTATGTTAATAAGGTTAATGGATTCCTAGATCAGTACCTTCCAGTATCATCTAATCTACGCGATAAGTTATCTGATATTACTGCTAATGATTTAAGAACAACATTTAAAGATCCTACAGTCTTACCTATTATTCACGGTCACGTTCTTACAGAGAACATATTTAATGCTTCAGATGTATCAGTTAAAAAAGGAATAAACTCTTTATTTAAATTATTAGCAACTATGCCTGAAGATGCTTTTGCTAGAAATCCAGTTTATGTTCATTTATATCGTCAAGAGGCTAAGCGCAGAATAGAAGTAGTAGCTGGACTTAGAGGTGAAATAATTAGCCAAGCTGATCAAGCGGCTATTATGATGCAAGCACATAAGTTTGCCTTACGCGAAATGAAGGGTATCCTTTTTAATATTGAGCGTAAGACTAATCTTGCTACCGCTATGAAGTATATAAATCCATTCTTCTCAGCACAGGAAAATGCTTATAAGACTTGGACTAAGTTAGCAGTAGCAGACCCATCTATTATTAATAAGGGTTATCTTGTATGGCAATCACCCAATAGATCAGGACTTGTAACTGATGAAGATGGTAATCAAGTTCCAGTTGGGCAAACAAAAGGTAATGACACTATCTGGCTTGATTTACCTAAAGGCATTACTCGCATACCAGGCTTAGAGTCATTAACTACAGTTGGTATCCCAAAAGGATCTTTGGATATTATCTTTCAAGGTGGATTAGATGTTCTTTATAACACCGGTAATCCAAATATTATCTCTGACATTTTCCCAGTAGGTCCATATGTTGGAGTTACTGTAGGTGAACTAACTAAGAATCAACCAGATGTAAGAGAGTCCTTAAAAGGAATGTTTCCTTATGGATATCCAAAAGATGCAATATCAGCATTTCTACCACCTTGGCTTCAAAGAGAATTAACTCGTAAGGATCAATTAAAGGATCCACAATTTGCTAGAACCTACCAATTGATTTGGAAAACAGAACAACAGAACGCAAAGCGTGATGGTAAGCCACCAGTCAGTCCAGCAAAAATTATGGATATGACTAAGGACTACTGGAGGATGCGTACCTTTGCAAACTTGATTATGCCTTTTGCTCCACGTTTTGATAGTCCATATAAGTTCTACTTAGATAAATCAAAAGAGTATAAGAGAATTTACGGTGTTGATGCCGATGCTAAATTCCTTAATGACTATCCTGAGTACTTTGACTTTTCTGCTAGCTTGTCTAAGAACCCTACTGGAGTGCAATCTTCAGTTCAAGCAACAGATAACATCAAAAAATATAGTGGCTTAGTATCTAAGTTGAGTAGCATTGATCCAAAACTTATTGGATTGGTTGTAAATAATCCTAGTGGTTATGATTTTTCTCAATCAGCATATAACTACCTATATAATAAAAAGGTTTCACCTGACTCACCTGATACATTTTTATCATCACAGAGTCCAGCAGAATCTCAAAAGAAGAATGATGCTGAAAAGGGTTGGATTAAGTACAACAAGATGTCTGATGCAATTGATGAAGAATTGCAAAAGCGAGGACTGTCTTCAGTACAAGAAACTGGCGCTGAAGATTTAAAGTATATTAAAGAGCAGGTAATCTCTAAGTTAGCAGTTCAAACAGATACTGATGGTAAACCTTTGTTTGACAAGAGTACTGGTCAATATGTTCAAACAGCTTGGTATGATGATTATCTAGATTCAGATGGTTCTAAAACAAACAAGGTTATTGTTGGTTTAGGAACTGCCCTAAATGATCCAGATTTTATAAAAGATAATCGCAACAATACAACTTGGAAATCAATATCTACCTATCTTAACCTTAGAAATAGGATAGCAACCGAGTTGGTTAAGCGAGATGTAAGATCTATAGATGCAAAAGCAAATAAAGATCTGAGATATATTTACGATGCAGTAGTTAATAAATTAAAATCAGATGATAAACTTGGGTTCTCGTATGTATACGATAGATTTCTATCTCAAGACTTAGTATTTGATAAATACTTAACACCAAAGGAAACTAAATAATGTCAACTAATTTTGTGTATGGCTCTGGTAATCCTGCTACCACTACACCTACATCAGGTGGGGCAAAATCCATTGCTGATGAATTTGGCGTTGATCTAAGCGGAGCACCTGTAGTAGGCGGCGAGACTAAAACAAAAAAAGCCGGTACCTATACTAGAACTTATAACTCATCAACTATTCCAGATGACACCGCTTTAGTATCTAAGATTAACCAAATCTTTAAACAGTATTACGGAAGAGATGCTAATCAATCTGAATTAGCAATTTGGCTTCCACAGTTAAAGGCTCAATACACATTACCTAGCGGTAAGTCTAAGACCACCATTAAAGAGACCTACAAAAATGGTGAACTTGTAAATACTGAATATCTAACAGCAGACAATGCTGATCCTGCTGTATGGCTTGATAGTAATATTAAGAGTCAACTTGCTTCTGGCAAGCAAGCAATTGGAATAGGCAATGTTCCAGAAGGTCCTTCAGGTAAATACTTTACTGAGTTCAAAAACTTTGCTGCTAAGAACGGTATTATGCTTTCAGATTCAGCAGCAACTGATTATGCTAATAAGGCAGTAGCTGGTCTAATAGATGCAGATACTATTTACTCTACTTTAAGAGAGAGTGCAGCAAGTGCTTTCCCTCAACTAGCAGATAAGATTAAAGCAGGTATTGATCTAAAGACATTAGCAGATCCTTATATTCAATCTATGAGCAATATCCTTGAGATACCTTATACCGCTATTGATTTATTTGATCCCAAGATTAGAAGCGCCCTTTCCTATACTCAAGCAGATGGCAAGGTTGGAACTAAATCAATTTATGACTTTGAAAAAGAACTACGCAAAGATGTTCGTTGGCAATATACAAACAATGCTAAAAAAGAAGTCGCAGATACAACACTTAGAGTCCTTCAGGACTTTGGATTTCAGGGGTAGGTAATGGCTGAAAAGGTAACGGTTAAATCTGGTCAAACACTTTCAAGTATTGCTAAAGCAAATAACACTACAGTTGCAGCAATCAAAGAAGCTAACCCAGTATTAACTACTAACCCTAAATATCAGGGTGGAAATGTAATTTTTTCTGGTACTAAACTTAATGTCCCAACGACAATGGGACCAACAGGACCTATTGGTGCTACTGGATCTACAGGGGTTACTGGGCCTACTTTAGAGACATTTCTTACCCCAGAACAAATAGCCGCACAATTACTTGCTGCTCAGAACGCAGCAAATGCTGCAAACGCTGCTGAGGCAGCAAGGATTCAAGCCGCAGCAGATGCTGAAGCAAGAAGGCGAGCAGGTCAATCTGCTTATGATATTTTATTATCCGAGTTTAACCAGTACGGATTAGGCGCATTAGTAGAGCCTTTAAAGGGTCTTATTCAATCAGGTCCATCATCTGCCGAATTAACATTAGCATTAAGAGCAACAGATGCTTATCAAAAACGATTTGCTGCTAACAAAGCCCGCGTTAATGCTGGACTTAGTGCTTTAAACGAAGCTGAATATATAAGACTAGAAGATCAATACCAGAATGTAATGCGTAACTATGGACTACCTAAATCTTATTACACTAAAGACACTACTGGTAGACAAGAAGGATTTGAGAAACTAATTGGTTTTGATGTATCTGCTACTGAATTAGAAGATAGAGTTCTTACAGCACAGAATAGAGTTATCAACGCAGCACCAGAAGTAACCACAGCATTAAAGCAATTCTACCCTGATATCACTAATGGTGATATACTTGCTTATACTCTTGATCCTAGTAAAGGACTTTCTGAAATTAAACGCAAGGTAACTGCTGCTGAGATTGGTGGCGCTGCAATAGGTGCTGGTCTTGGTACTGGAGTTACTAGAGCAGAGGAACTTGCCCGTTATGGCGTAACTGCTGAATCTGCTAGACAAGGTTATGGCACTATTGGTGCTGGTCTTGAGCGAGGTAGACAATTATCATCTATCTATCAACAACCAGATTATAACCAAGCAGTAGCTGAAGAAGAATTATTTAATCTACCAGGACAAACCCAAGCAGGAGAAAAGCGTAAGAAGATTATTGGGTTAGAGA